TCGCTGGCTCATTGTTTGGAGCAGCATTTTTAGCATGGTTTCGTAACACACACGCAGCACTTTATTTAATGGGAAAATTTGATAACTTTTTGGATTACTTGGTAGATCGTTTTGGCTGGGATTGGCTGCAAGATGATCCTGAAGCTTGGCGTAAAAGATATCCGAAAGTAACAAAGAAAATAGATGATCTGGAACTACGTATTAAAGTTCTTGAGTCCAATCAGGGAAACAAGATCATCAAACAAAAGGAGAAATAAAATGGGATGGATTAAAAGCAGACTAATGGAGCGTACATCGTGGGACGGTGGCATGCTTATCGCAGTCGGTATCGTGGGGCTTATGATGCCACTTGATTTAGTATCCTATGCAGCAATTGCATGGGGAGTTGTAACGTTACTTAAGTCCGAGTAATGTAAAATTTTTCATAGAGCTCGGCAATTTTGTGTAGCTCTGGGTGTTTATGAATCCACTGACCAGTAGATGGATTAAACTCAGAACGAAAAAAGTTGTCGAGCTTTTTATTGCCTGTTTCTATTTCAGGTTCTACCTTTAAACACATGCAATCAAATTCACTATCAGGAATTATAGATTCATTCCGTAATTCATAAGCATAGGCTGCAACACTCAAACGAATGCGCAGCCTAATTTGTTTACTTACCTTGTCCACGATATTTCTTATAAGCTCTCTTTTTAGATTTATTCATAGAAGACAGTTTAAGATTTTTGCCTCCAATAGATGTTTTCTTATAATTTTTTGTACGAACTGGTACACCAACTTTTGCTGCCATTATGTATCCTTCTTGTTAAACTAAAAACCAACGATATATTCCTAATATATCGATTAAAATAAAAAACGCGTTTTGAGTAATCATTGCCCAGTCCTTGTGCTGAAGGAAATATAAGGTAAGCAGCACATGGCCTGTTAAAAACAATAAAAACCCAAAACGCGATATCTCAACATTAAGAGATAGTAAGGTACCTGCTGAGAGGAAAAGGGCAGTCGCCAACCACTTCACGCATACTCCCTAGCCATACGGCGGTCTATCTCATTGATAGACTTTTGAGCATCCTCTACGAGAAACTGAAGTTCCATCAAAATATCTTCACGAGATTTGCCATAGTTCTTAGAACGACGAATCAAACTTTCAAGGCGTTGCTTGACAGTTTCAGCATCTTGGATAGAATCACGTAACATCATAATATAATCTCCAGTTTGTAAGTGGCTGAGATAGAAAACCTCTCAACATATTAATAATATAAGTCAAGTTACTGTGAATGTCAACCCTTTTTTTAATTATTTTTTAAATAAATTGTTCCCAACTTGGATGTCTAATTGTAAAATTTAGCTGTTTACGCTTACGAACCAATTCCCAATATCCAGGCCTATACGGTTTGTATTTTGGCTTCCAGCCGTAAGTTTTATTTCCTTTTCTAGAATTACAGTCTGCACAAGCTGTCACAATATTGTTCCAGTGAGTTTCTCCACCTTTGCTTATTGGTAATACATGATCCATAGTTAAATGCATTTTAGCTGGCTTTTCTTCGCAATATAAACAAGTGTACTGATCTCGTAAATAAAGGTTAGATTTTGAAAACCTAACCTCTGTTTTTTGTTTGATATATTGACGCATCATAATGATTGCGGGGACTTTGGTTTCCCAACTGGGACTCCGAACAAGCCAATCGTCATACCACTCAAGTACATCGCACTTATCGTGGTACAAGTATTTAATTGCTTCTTTCCATTGAATTACGCTGAGGGGAAGATAACTTACAGGCTGTGCGTCGGCATTTAGAATCAAAACGTCAGACACAGATTCCTCCTATCATTGTTATCTACTACTATTTATTTCCAATTCGTACTGATCACGGCACATATCTTCAATTGTTTTTGTTAAAGTACAATACTCAGATAATTCATCAACTACAGAAGCAACAGCGTCGCCTTCTCTACGGCCCGCCATTTTACGTTTAAGTGGCTTACCTGTAACCTTATCCATAGTATCTAAAACCTCTAGAACACTATACCCTGTATTACTACCAAGGCATTCATAAGGAGTATTTGTAGGACCATTTTCAACCGCTTTTACGATTGCTGCAGCAAGATCTACAACATGGATATAATCTCGGATGCAAGTACCATCCCTAGTGCTATAATTATCGCCGTAAATAGAAATTTCGGCAAATTTGCCAGCAGCAGCCATAGCAGCCACACGAATAAGGTGAGTAGGATCGCCGAGCTGACGGTTGCTTCCGTCAGTGCCAGAAACATTAAAAAAACGAAAAATAGTATAACCATCTGCTTTTTCCTTAATAATATCTTCAGCAGCTACTTTACTGCGGGCATAAGGCGAAGCCATTTCCCAAGCAGATGAAGTACTTGCAAAAATAAAGTTTGGTGTTTTTACTTTATCAAGCATGTTTGATGTGCCCATAGCATTTACACGATAATACTCTGTTGGCTCTTTCAACGATTGTGGTACAACACTACGACCGGCCAAATGTACTACAGCATCGTATGTTCCGTGCACAGCAAAAGGACAGGTCACATCAACCTTTTCAAACATATTTACATATTCTGATATGTCATTATGCTCACCATGAATATTCGTATCCCAGCCATCAACATAATGACCGTGTTCTTTGAGTAACTTACATACGTGACTGCCAATATAACCAGTGGCACCAGTAACTAATACTTTCATGAATTCCTCCATTACAAATTATTAATATTCTACACTATATTTAGCCAAATGTCAACTATAAATAAATCATGAAGAATTTATTATTGATACTCCCCCTCGCGGCTTGCGCCGCCGAACCCTCTTTAAGTTTAAAAAGGGACAACAATACTCTTGCCCATAAAGCCTATTACTGGCATGGTCTATCCGAAGAAAATGACCGGCAAACCCTTAAAGATATTACCGGTGTAGACCCAGTCACGACTGAATGGTGCGCCGCATTTGTAAATATGGTCTTATTAGAACAAGATTTCCCGACGTCAGCAGCAGTCAGTGATTATCCTTTAATGGCTAGAAGCTTTTTATTCTGGGGCGACGAAGTTGTAGACGAGCCAAAGCAAGGTGATATTATGATCTTTGAAAGAGGAAATAATGGATGGCAAGGTCACGTAGCTTTTTATGTAAGTACAACAATAATACAAGGTAAAGAATTTTACAATGTTCTTGGGGGTAATCAAAGCAATAAAGTCTCAATCGAACCATACCCAGCAAGTAAGTTACTAAGCATCCGCCGATTGAGTTCTGAACCATACTACCAAAAAGTAGCTGGTATTTATTAAGTTCCTTCGCCTTTATTTACTACTAAAGGGATGCAAACAGCTTGTGTGTTTGGAGGATAATAACCTTCTGGCATTCCAAACACGGTAGCTGAGAAAGATTCACGGGCTGCAAAACATTCTGGAAATGAATTAAAGAGACCTAAATTTGTGGCTCTTATAGTCACTTCATCTACTGATCCTGTTAGCAGTATTACTATTAAAGCAAACATATTGCTCTCCTTTACTGCCTTAAAGGAATATTTATATGTTGGTGCTCTCGCCCGGACTTGAACCGGGACGCCTTGTGAGCGAGAGATTTTAAGTCTCTTGTGTCTACCATTCCACCACGAGAGCTATTCGTTATACTACCAATCCTGAAGTTGCTTGGTGGTAAGCCTTTATAACGGCTTCGTTTGTTTCAGTCACAAACACAATTTGATTAATATTAATGAGGACCTGCTTTGGATCTGGGTTTCCTGTCATAGCAATGCCGCCTGCGAATCCCATTCCTTTTTCAGACATTGAAATCAATTTTGGATTTTCGAGCATAATGCCATTCGTATCCATTGATTTAAATTTACCTACATATTCTGTACCAAGGGAACTGAGTACAGTTACGATATCATTTATTTTCATTATCATCCTCTATAATATTGGCGTCCCCTGCAGGACTCGAACCTGCGACCCACAGCTTAGAAGGCTGTTGCTCTAATCCAGCTGAGCTAAGGAGACATTAACTTTATTTTTGAAAAGTCAATACGTAGCGTTTTCCATCTACATAAAAACGAATTGTTGAATGGCTATAAACTTCTGTTTTAACTTCTTCAATAATCGTTTCGTTATTGCATTTTTCAACGTATTCATATCCAACTACTCGTTGGTCGTTCTTTGGTTTAGATCCTTTATCGGCTCCAATAAGACCACCGATAACTGCACCAGCGGCTGCGCCGTCGTCATTACCAGATATTCCTTTACCAAGGATTCCACCAATAATCATACCAGCTAATGCACCACCGGCAGCATCGCCTTTGCGTTGTACATTTTCATAAACAGGAACTTTTACATCTCGACAAAACGTCTGAGTTGTTGGAACTTGTTTATAGATGATTTTAGTATGATCGAAAACTTTAACTTTACTCACTGATTGGTTAGCGTAAACAGGAGTTGCTACCAATAGAGCTATGAGACTAAATCCAATCTTTGATTTCATAAACATCTTTATATGCCTTTTCTGTATCTTGATGACCGTGGCGATAGCCGACAATATATCCAATTACACCACCACAAATTGTGCAAATTAGAGCAGCTGACGTTATAATACTCATTATTATTATCCTTTCTTCTGAGCATAATCTATACCATTTCGTACAAAATGTCAACATATTTTTTCACAAGGTTCAAACTTTCTGAACTTGCTTCTTTCTCCCACCATCGTTCTGTATAAATTGGTTTTTCTTTTTCAATGTGATTGACTAAATCTTGTTTAATAAACTGCTTTACGTGAATCATCTCATGTGCTATAGTATTATATATTTCAGTGATATCACGATTTTTTGTTTGTACCATAATAAGATATTCGTAGTTATGTTCTACTTCATAACACAAACCATTGGCTTTATTGAATAAAGGTGTATCCCATCCTTCAACGAAAATATTTTCAGGAGATATTTCTAGCTCCTCACAGCAAAAGTTTACAAATTGCTCTGTCAAAACTGGTTCTAGATCTGTTACTTCAATTTGCATAGCATTTCTAGTTTTGCTTCAATTTTACCTAGTCTAAACATAATTTCGTTTAATTGCTCATTTACCGACAACTCACGAGGCTCTGGTAATTCTTCACGATTAACAGGAGACACATCGTTGTCGAAATCCATCTCATCATCAGCAATTCTACGATCTTTTAAACCGTACATCTTCAACCACTTCATTTAATTTATTTCCTCCAGATCCTTTACAAATTGTTTCTTTGGAGTAGTTTTATTCCAAAAGTTTAATTCTGCTTGAGTTGATTTGATTTCCTTGGCTAGTTCCTTTACCATTTCATCTGTCAAGCTCATGATGTTAATACGTAGCAATCTATCAACATCAGACTCAACAGCATGGGTGTTTTGTAGGATCTGATTACCAACATCTTTCTTCTTACGGTTTTTAAATACGATACGATCATCAAGTACAGCTTGAATAAATTGCATCTTTACATTTAACCAACGAAGATCTTCTTGAGCTTCTTCTCTGCGCTTCTCAATACGCTGTTGTAGAACACCAAGGCGAAAATCAACAAAGTCTTTAATCAAAAGACGCTCGTCGTCATACTCACGAAGCTTTCCGTCCGGACCGATTACTGTAAGGTTTTCACTTAATGGCTTACTCAGCTTGAATTTAGAAATAATCTTAGCATCGTTCCAGTTAGCTGAAGTGTTTTGCTTTAATTTGATTTCAAATGAGAAACCAGTCTTATCGCAAAGATCTTCATAGGATACAATATCACCTTCATCTTCAAGCTTATCGAGTACCTTCACATATGACTCACGATCAAAGCCATAAGGAACTTCAGTAATCATCATTACTGTTTTTGTTTTCTTATGGTATTTGCCATAGACTACATGGCGATCTTCAACTGGATCATAGTCGACTCGTCCCTTAAAGTCTGGGAAAGTCACTGGAGCCTTGTTGGTTATATTACCATCCAACAAGTACTCACGAACGAGGCGAGAGAGGTCCTCTGGGCTTCTTGGAAGGATGTTTGTAGCAAAGCCGGTAGCAATACCCTTGGTTCCGTTAGTTAATACGAGTGGAATTACTGGTAAGTAGAATGCAGGTGGTTCATGCTCAGGATCCTCGTGTGCAGGGGCGAGGTCAACATCACGAATATACTTATCAAAGTTTTCGTGGAGGCGTGTATAAACATAACGTGGTGCGCCTGCTTCTTGGACTAGTCGAGTTCCAAAAGAACCCCTCCCTTCGACCAAGCAGACATTGTTATTCCACGTTGCAGCCATAAGTTGCCCCGCCCCTGCGGCAGATCCTTCACCGTGATTATAACCATAATCGGAAATAATACCAGCTACTGCAGAAACCTTTTTGAAATCACGCTTTGAGTTTAGTATAGAACTATAAAGGTAAAATCTTTGGACAGGTTTCAGACCATCTATCATGTTAGGAATCGCACGAGATTCCACAGTATACATTGCAAAGGATAACCATTCGTTTTTGGCTACCTTTGAAATTGGATATTCATTTGCTTCCACTGTAAACTCCATCAATGACATAACAAACCCTTTTTCAGCTTATAGATATATTCTATCACGGTTTCTTTACAATGTCAACCATATCTTGCACACTGCTTATTGCTAAATCGATTACGTTTTGAGTAATCGGACCAAGATCACCACAATACATAGCAATAATGATGTGATCGTTGATTTTATCTTCATTGATTTTACCATTATTTAAAGGCAGGTGCAATTGACTTTGTAAGATGTCTAAAGCCAATGCACCGGCTTGTTTTGTTTTGTGGATATCTTGCTTATTCATAGCATTTCCTTTGATTTGATATAGTTATTCTATACCAGTTTTTTTAGTTTGTCAACCAAAATATTTATCAAGCATATCTAAAACATCTTGATATTTTGCCATTTCCAATAGCTCACCTTCCATAGCTTCGAAAACATCTGGGTGTTCACCGATGCCAGCTGGATTGTTAAGATAGATCTCAACATTCATTTTGTGTTTTTGAATATGCCCATGCGCATGAGCTCTCATTGATTTAAGCATTACTTCCTGTAATGCATCGTTACGCTCGTCGGTCATGATGTTCATCCTTTCTCCTTATTGGAACATAAAGTCCTTTCTTAATTGACTGTCACGTCCAAACATCATTTGAAATATACCAGCATCATCAACAGTAACTGTATCATATACTGGCTCGTTAATAATTTTATGATATTCATCTTCGGTAAGTGAGCCCAAGCCTTTAATATAACGATGCTTCCAACCTGCGTTATTGGCTTTAAAATCACGTGCCTCCTCATATGTATAAAACCACTGAACTTGATCTTTTTTCGAAGAGATCATGATTGGAGTACGAGTGATTTTAACTTTCTTTTCCAAAAGAAGGCGTGGCCAAAACTTATAGAAAAATGCAATAAGTAATGGAGAGATATGACCAATACCATCGTGGTCAGCATCGGTCAATGTTGCAACATTCTCATATGTCATATAATCAACTGAGTTTGGATTAGTGATATCCAAACCAAGAACAGAGATTAATTCTGACAACTCTTTATTTTTGAGAACGTCAGCAGGTTTCATATCCCACGTGTTCATGATAACACCACGTAATGGGTAAGCACCCACCTTATTTGGATCACGTACTTTAAGAAGGAAGCCCATAGCTGAGTCACCCTCTACAATCTTAAGTGTAGCGTCATCCTTATTTGCTGCAATATGTTTAGCCACTTTAACCTTGCGCAATTTCTTTTGAGCAAGAGTAGCAGCACGTTTATCTGCGGCAATTTTCTTTGCAAGCTGAGCCTCAATAATCGGATCAATGATAGATGGAGTATTCAAGATCTTACGAGCAAAGAAGTCGGCCTCACGAATGCCAGAGGCAATTGCATGTTCCTTTACATTACTCATTGGATTCGTCAGTTTTTCTTTTGTCTGTGAATCGAATTTGGGATTAGTAAAGTTTTTAGCGAACATGACGAACGTGAGGCCATTCTTAATTGTCGACTTAACAACTTCAATTTTATGCTTACGCTTAATCATAGTTGTAAGTTCTTCAACAATGCCATTCACGATAAAGTCGACATATGCTCCACCTTGTCGTGTATTTACACCATTTACAAATGAGTTGGTACGGAAACCGTCTTCAGATGTAGTGATGAAGAATGAAAGATCTTCAGTTTTCTCAATGATTGCTTCCTCACCAAAAAGCTCTGCGTATTTCTTTAGGTTGTTTACCTTAACACGACGCTTATTAAAAGAGAATGCGATTTCAGGGAATGCCATTTGAAGTGAAGACAAACGATCTTCAACTAAAGCAACCGTATCGTGTTCTTGTAAACTGTCGACTTCAAATAATTCAAAATCAGGAGTAAACCAGACTTCAGTTCCGTTTCCATCTTTGGCTGTTTTCTTTTCACGAACATCTTCAGCACCATTCTTACATTCAACTGTAAGCATGCTACCATTAGACCAAGTCTTACCAACAAACTTAGAAGAAAGAAAGTTGGTAGCAGCAGATCCTACGCCGTTCGTTCCGATGGTTACTCGCTCATCGTCAAAACTTGTACCTGCGTTTACACGAGTCCAAGCTGCTGTGGCACGAGCAATTTTGCTGTCAGTGGTTTCATCATAAACAAGCTCTTGTGGAATACCACGACCGTTGTCGGTAATGGTTACCTTATTATTATCTATAGACACGTTGATTTTGTTCGCAAACTTAAAATTTGTGCGAATTGCCTCGTCGATCGAGTTATCTAGAATTTCATCAATCATTTTGGATAGAGCTGGAACATACTTTGCAGTTTTCCATTCACCCATCACAAAGCGCTCGATTTCTTCTTGAGCACTTGAACCCATATACATACCAATACGTTCTCTGACGTGTTGGCGGGCTGTTAAGATTTTAAATTGTTCAGTCAAAGTTTTCTCTCCATTGAGAACATTATTTAGCTATTCTAACACATAACTAAAGGTTTGTCAACTAGATTTTTCCAATCCAATGTGTACAATCGTCACATGGGTCGTCCCACATGTAACATCGATAGTCTTCTTGCATTTAGAACCTTTCGGTTGTTGCACTTTATAAATACTAACATAACCTTTCAGAAATGTCAATAGGAAATTTGAAATGATTACAAATTATTTGTCACCGATCTCGTTTAAGGTCGTCGTAGATCGTATGCCTAACGTTGAATTTTTTACTCAGCGTGTTAGTATTCCCGGTTTAAGCATGGGTGCACCGGAGCAATTATCTCCCTTGCATCGTATTTATAAAACTCCGGATCGTATCGAGTACGCAGAGTTGGACCTAAGCTTTATCGTCGATGAGAACATGGATAATTATAATGAAATCTTATCATGGATGGAAGGTATGGGAACACCAGAAAGGTCTGACCAGTTTGCAAATTTAGAAGATGGAAAATACGGTTTGGTGTCTGATGTGTCTATATTAATAGAGAACAGCAACCGCCGTCAAAATATCAAATTTACCTTTACAGAATGCTTCCCCATCGCTCTAAGTGGAGTCAATCTAGATGTTACAGGATCTGACGTAATCTACCCAGAAGTCAGTGCCACAATGCGCTATACGAACATGAGGTTCGAAAAAATTAGTTGACATTTCCAAACAGTTGTGATAGTATAATTAAGTAACAACTGTGCGAAGGGCATGTGATGAGTACTGATGATATTAATGAGTTGTGGGCTGTTGACTGTAGGATTGATGAGGCTAACCTTGCTGGTGAATCCAAAAGAATTCCTGAACTTCATAACAAGTATTACAGCTTATATTATAAAGAGGCTTTAAAAGTAAAGAAGCTTCGTTATGATTATAAGGAACTTGAGCTTGCAAAACGCGAGTGGTTTGATGGTTCTATGGCAGAAGAAGATTTACGAGAGCGTGGATGGAAACCACAGCCCAAGAAAATCATTCGTCAAGATATAGATAAATATATTCAAGCAGACAGAGATATTATTAATCTGAGTCTCAAGATTGATTATCACTCTACTCGCGCTAATTATCTTGAAGATATTATTAAGACAATACATAGCAGAAACTTTGTTATTAAAAATATGGTTGACATATTGAAGTTCCAACACGGGGAATACTAAATCATGGATACGGTCAGCGTTGAAATTATAAATGCGGTCTATTTAAAGATCAATGCTGACTCAGGCGTTAAAATGGAGCTAGAAGATTATTTTAAGTTCCAGCCTTCCGGCTATCAATTTAATCCTTCATATAAGAATCGAGTATGGGATGGATGGATTCGTTTGTTCCAAGCATTGCGCCCAAAGCTATATGTTGGTCTATTCTCAAAGCTTGTAAAATTCTGTGAAGATCGTGGTTATGATCTCAAAGCACCTGACCACTTGTATGTTGCAGAAGAGATTCCTGATGATTATGGCTATCAAATTGCCAAAGAAATTGACTGTAAATTTGAACCAAGAGATTACCAAAATCAATACGTTGTCGATGCAATTAGAGATTCACGATCGCTATCTTTGTCTCCAACTAGTTCTGGTAAATCTCTTATCATTTATCTGATTACTCAGCACTACCTTCAAACATATAATCATAGAACACTTATTATTGTACCAACAATTTCTCTGGTTCATCAGATGGCTGGAGACTTTGTCGACTATGGGTGCGATCAAGATATGATTTATAAAATTCAAGGTGGAGTCGACAAGAACACAGATCATCCAATTGTGATTAGTACATGGCAATCATTGATTAAACTTCCCAAAGATTGGTTTGGCCAATTTAATGTGGTGCTTGGTGATGAGGCACATAACTTCCAGGCTAAATCACTTCAAAAGATTATGGAAGGTTTAGATCAATGCTACTATCGACATGGCTTTACCGGCACTTTAAAATCAGAAGAAAGCAAGACTCATAGACTTGTATTAGAAGGATGCTTTGGAGCTGTTCGTAAACACGTATCAACAAAAGATTTGATGGATGCTGGAACTGTTGCTGACTTTAATGTAAAAGCAATTGTATTGTCATATGAAGAACAGCAGCGTAAAGATTTTTTGAAAGCCTTTAAGCAAATTAAAGAAGCTGGTAAGAAATATCCTGCTGAACGAGAGTTCATTGTAAACAATCATAAACGTAATATGTTCATTCGAAATCTTCTTTGGAGCCTTGAAGGCCAGAACAATTTGGTCTTGTTTGATTTAGTTGAAAAGCATGGTAAGATCCTTGAGCCTTTGCTTCAAAAAGATGGTCGACAACTGCATTTTATCTATGGAGCTACTAAAGGAGAAGAACGTGAGCGCATTCGACATTTGGTGGAAAACGATCCAATCAAACAACACGATATCCTTGCATCTTATGGAGTTTTTTCAACTGGTGTAAATCTAAAGAAGCTTGACAATGTGATCTTTGCGTCTGGTTCTAAGTCTGAAATCAAAGTATTGCAATCGATTGGTCGAGCTCTTCGTAAAGGAAATGATGCTGACCGTGCCACGTTGTACGACATCACTGACGACCTGACGGTCGGCTCGTTTACGAACTATACATTGCAACATTTCAGGAAAAGAGTGGAAATATATGGGCGGGAGCAGTTCCCATTCAAGGTGTACACAGTAGAGATCTAATATTGTTTTGTTCCTGATAAATCAGATTATACACGGTTCTGAAAATTTGTCAACCTTTTTTTTCAGTTGACATTTCAAAAAAATGTATTATATTAGTATTAAGCACACTACATAGGAGGTAACACATGGCTAAGCGTAAGACACGCAACTACGTTAACAATGCTGACCTTCTTGCAGCGCTGATGGCATACCAAAAAGATTGTAGAGAGGCTGAGGACGCGGGCGACGATCGTCCTAGAGTTCCAGACTACATTGGAACATGCATTTATCAGATCGCTACAAGATTAGCAACCAAACCAAATTTTTCTGGTTACTCATACAAAGAAGATATGATCTCAGATGGAATTGAGAACTGTCTATTGTACATCAACAACTTTAACCCTGAAAAATCTCAGAATCCATTTGCTTATTTTACACAGATCATTTGGTACGCATTTCTTCGTCGTATTCAAAAAGAAAAGAAACAAATGTATATCCGCTTTAAATCATCTCAGGCTATGATTGCCGCCGGCGAAACATACTCTGGTGAAGATCTAAACTTACAATTAAATACAAATGCAGATTACATGAACGACTTTATCCAAGATTTTGAAGATAAGCTTCAACGAGATAAAGAGAAGAAAAAATAGTATTGACGAATAAATAGTTTTTTACAACCTTGCTTTATATAATCACCATATGATATACAAAATGTTCAATCTAGAAAGGTTATCATATGGTAGATCCATTTACGGCGGTTGCTGCGGCAACTGCAGCGTTTAACGGAATCAAAAAAGCAATTTCCGTTGGGCGTGACATCCAAGATATGGCAGGTCAACTTGGTCAATGGTCAAAAGCTATATCTGATTTTAACTATGCCGCAGACAAGGCTGAAAAGCCAAAATGGTATAAAGCTCTTGGTAGCAAACATAAAGCAGATGCTGTTCAAATTTGGGCTGAAAAGAAAAAGGTTGAAAATATGAGAGATGAACTCCGTAGTTTCATATCCTCGCATTATGGCCCATCAGCATGGCAAGAAATCCTTAGAATCGAAGCTCAAATAAGACAAGATCAAAAGGATGCGGTATACGCCGCACAAGAGATGAAAGAAAGAATTATAGAATGGACCATAGGAATATTCTTATTTCTATTGACATCCAGTGTTTTTGTGTTTATAGTATGGTTAATTCATAGCAAAGGAAATTTATGAGCGGACAAAGAAGATTTCTTAAATGGTACGCAAGAACTGTTGGAATGCCCGTTGGTATTACTGACGACGATAAACCTGAGTTCTTGCCTATACCTCAACGTGATGTTGTAAGAGCTTTATGGTTTAGAACTTTTTGGATCGTATTACATATAGTAACATGTTGTATGATTATAACTGGCAATGGTAGAACCCTAGGATGGTGG